TGTCCAGGACATTTACCCTTTCAGAGGAACTGGGTTTCTGGAGCTGACCTTGAGCCTGTATGACCATCTAGACGGTGTCTACTCACGCCTGGGGTCCCAGGCTTGCTCAGTTTTCAAGTTGCTGGAGGCACTGGCAACTGGGGCAGTGCTGGAAGCGTTTGGAGACGACGTATCAGACGTCGGGTTTCTGCAGAGAACGCTGGACAGCTTGGCCACAGACAAGCGGTTGATCTGGATTGAAGCCTCCACGATAGCAGGGCGGTTCAGGGACTACCTGAAAGCAGTGGGAGAGGCTGGGGTGCATGCAGTGATGGAGCAGTTCGGGCAAGAAAAGATCCACTGGTTGCCTGTTGCCTCAGAGGAAGAGGGAATGAAGAAAATGTACAACTATGGGACAGAAGTGAGAGAGACTGACTTTGAGTTCATACGAGAAGTCAGGGGAGTGATGTTCAAGCGCTTGCTCTTGAATTACTACACTAAGGAGGGCTCTCTCATCCAGGTGGAAGAGGACCTATTCATGGACCAGAAGATACAGGATATCTACCTGTCCGGGGTGTGCCCTTCCCTTGCGGAACTCAACAAGATTCCCAACTCGTCATGGGCGGAGCTCATTCCCATGAAGACATTTGACTTTAACTACATACCCGACCCGCTGGCCCTGATGGACGATAAGTCTTGTGGCGTGGACCGTGGGCAGATCGCTCAGTACTATGCGGACGTGGTGCAGCGAGAGCTGAACCTAACTCCTCCGGGGACAAAGCAAGAGCGCCGTCTCATTCAGTGGATTCTTGACCAGGAAACTATAGACATAGAGGTCTTGTTCCAGACATGTGCCGAGCTAGGAGGTCTACCTTTCGCAGAGAGAGTGATTGCGCTCCTTGGAAAAGAATGGGAGAACAAGTTCGACCTCAGAATGTACTCTGTGCTGCACCCCCACGTGAGATTGCGGGCATCCACTCTCGAGCGGAACATCAAAGATACTATCTTTCCGTACATGCACGAACAAACCCTCAGCATGCCTGGTGCGGATCTTCTAAAGAGAATTGACCGATTCTCCGCGACCATGGCAGACCCCGAGAAGGTCGTGGTGGCGATACACCTTGACCTCAAGGCGTGGAACCACTTCCACTATGAGTCTGCGACCTACCCTACACAGAACTTGCTCAATCAGCTGTTCGGGGTTACCTGGTGGGACCAAATGATGTGGCCCTTCAAGCAATCAGTCTTCGTG